GTGTTGATAGTGTCGAACAATCTGCAACCTTTTTCAAAACTTTAATTCCACCAAACGCTTCTTCAACTGATTTACAAGATCTTCTAGTTAGTCTCAACCATCCTAAATTCGGTATAAGGATGTCGGAAGACATTACCGCAGAAAATCTGCTGACTAACGGTTTATATCAAACCTATTTAGATGCGGTGTATGGTGGTGTCAAGCTTGACGATATTCTACGGGATAGAGCAAATATAACAACGCTTTTTGATCCAAAGAAACATGCTGAATTTATACAGCAATATGGGAATGTTTTTAAGCGACTTTTACCTGATAGAATGGGTAATCGTTCGGGCGATGAAGTATTCCAGGATCTTGTAAATGACCCTCCTAAGATGTTTGCCCTAGTTCGTGATCGATTAGACGCCTACAAAAAATTCCAAAGTGCCGTGGAAAATAATAAGGCCCTAGAAAATGCTGGACTTAGCGCGCCTTTTGATCCGGCAACTGCGGTAAGTGAAGTTCTAACAAGGTCGCCTTCATCTTATTCCAAGTTACGCGAAGTTGTTGATGGATTATCTGTAAACCCCACTCAAAAAAAGCAGCTTATTGCTGATTTAGATGAAGCGGTTAAATCATTTTTTGTGCGGAGAGTTACAACTGAAAGTCCTTCAGGTGGCGTGAGAATTGATGGTGCGGCCATACAAAAAACCTTAAAAAAATTCCTTGATGTTAAAGCGGATGAAGGAAAATTAGGGCAGGCCATGGCCTCCGTATTTAAGCCAGATCAAATACGACGAATGCAAAGCATTGGCAAAGATTTAGAAGTCTTAGAAACTGCTGCTAGGACTGAAGGTAGCATGTGGATGCCACCATTAACGGGCAGTGTTTTAGATAAGAAAACACCCCTTGGTGCGGTGGCTCGCGTGTATGTCGGCGTTTTGAATACTCGTGCAAGAGCTTTGACGGCTGCTCAAAGGCTTCTGGGTGGTAAGGCGGAAAAAGTAATACTAGATGCTCTTTTGAATCCAAAGGTAGCAAAAGATCTTGTTTCAAAAAGAGTTTCTAAACCAGGGATGATGAAGAAACTGCTCATAAACCTTGTTGGTTCAAGAACAGGTGTATATTTTAATGAAGATGAATTGGATGATGTTTTAAATATTGCGGATATAACAGGCGAAGAAATTGAAGCTGAACGTTTGTTTATGCCAAAGCGGCCCAAACCAGGACCATATCCTGATGTTCGCGCAATACAGGAATTAGAAGCAGACGTTCAAGTGCCAGAACTTAACCTACCCTCGTATGAGGCTATTCGGAAAACCATACCGTATTCCGATGTTATTACGCCTGATATAAGTAGGCTACAACGCCCAGGAACCGTTTCAGCTTCGCCAGAACTTACAGATGTTGTGCGACAAGGCGCTGAACAATTACCAGGAGTAGGAATTGCATCATTAAGGGAAGCTGAACAAAGAAAAATGATAGGTTTGCCCTTCAACAAAGGCGGTATCGTCAATGCAAGGCCGCGTCGTCAAATAGTGTTGTGATAAATGTGTAGCGTGGAAACATGCGAAAAAATACAGGCATATTTCTTATTGTGCTGGCAACGGCGCTATCATCACCGGCATGGGCTGTGGATACTGTTACGTCGTCTACTGTCAGCAGCACCGTATCCAGCAGCTCCAACACCGTTGCATCATCAAGCGGCAATACTGTCGTAGATAAGGCAACAACTGCTGCGACGGCTTCCAGCCCTGGCATTGTGATCAATAATTCTGACATTTGCGTAACTGGGATATCTGGCGCGATTCAAACTTCAGTGTTCGGGGTATCTAGTGGCGGCACTATTCGTGACTTAAACTGTGAGCGGCTTAAAATAGGCAGGTTTCTATTTGGGTCAGGCTTGAAGATTGCTGCTGTCAGCCTGTTGTGTGAGGATCGGCGGGTGTTTGACGCTATGCTGCAAGCTGGGACGCCCTGTCCGTTTAAGGGTCTGATTGGAGATAAGGCCAAGAAGTTGTGGGCTGAAAATCCACATTTGTCTCCAGAGGGTAGCAGAGTCAGGAAGGATGCAGCGGAAGCAGAGGTTGCCAAGAAGCGTGCTGAGATTAAGGCGCAGCCTGATACGACTGATGATTTCTACCCAGAGCGAGGCGGTCAATGAGACCCCCGCTCAACAGCTTGGCTATTTTATTTATAGTCATCGCCATTTTTCTTTATTGCAGCGTTGCTCATGGTGAGAGTCTGACCACTTCCAATCTTGTACCGGGAATGTCCGACTTCACCACGTCAGGGGGAACTTCTTTTGGTACTGGTTCTGGCTGCGACGAAGGCGCGTACTGTACTGCTGGGACTAACCAGGAGGGTGGGACATATAGCTCTACGTTTAACGTTCCATTAACGGAGGCTGAAATCCAGCAAGGATTCACCCTTGATTCCGGCATAACTATCAGCAGCCATAGTTCAAATGCTCGGTTGGAAACGTGTGGTGATGTTTTGCAATCTAGTGATTGCCGGGACATCTTTAGTGTTACGATTTCTTTGCTTGATGCCGGGGTAGCTGTTGAGCAGTTCATCCACCAAGAGGAGTTGGATTTTGAGGGGTTGCGAGCGTTTACGTTTACGGACACCGTAGCCGCCAACGATTATGGGGTACTGACCGGCCTGTTTGAATTGTTCGGTATAGATGCAGGCTTCCCCACGGGCTTTTACGGACCACAATTTAGTGAGCCAGCCTTGACCATTGATTATCAAACCGTTCTGATTCAGGAGCAGGTTGTGGCTGAGGTACAGGCCATTATTGAGACACAGGTTGAGGCTGAGGTTATTCAGGTCGCAGTCGTTGAGACGCCCCCTGCGTTGCCAGAGGTTACGGCAACCACACTTCCCACATTTTCAGAATCAACCACAACAGAAACAGTACAAACCTCACTGACGGCCACCGTAGCACCTATCGAGGTTACACCTACGCTGCCTGCACTGCCTACATTCTCATCGCCGCCCGTTGCTGAAACTGCGACTGCACCGACTGATTTTGCTGCACCAACGGCGTCTGTCGAACCTGTGATTGCCCCGATTGCTCCGCCACCCACCGAAACTCAGCAGGTCCAAAACACGCAGGCCGAGGCGCAAATCGCCGAGGTACAGGCTCAATCTCAACCGGAACCTGCACCAGAGGTACAGGCCCAACCAGAAGCACAGGCCGAACCAGAGGTACAGGCCCAACCAGAAGCACAGGCCGAGGCACAGGCCGAACCGCAACCAGAACCAGAAACACAGGTAGAGGCCGCACCAACTACAGAACCGGAGCCGGAACCAGAGCCGGAACCAGAAACTGAGACGCGGGAGGCTGAATCTACTGATGCCCCTGCTCCAGCAAAGGAAACTCCGAAAGCTGTGTCAAAAGCAGCACCAAAGGCCAAAGCAAAAAGAATGACTCCTGCCGTGGCTGCGCAGACTGTTGTAAATAATATTGCTCCCAGCCAACGGTATGGAACCTCGGCCCAAGTCGTAACACTAGTGGCAATGACCCTGATTGGCGAAACAGCGGCGCTACTAAAACAGCCAACCTCGTTAACTGATATTACAGCCTATACCGATGCCAAACTGGCCGATGGCCCCTCTATGATTGATCGTTTAACGAACTATCGAATGTTTGGGCAGGCGAACGGTGTCCACGCTGCGCTTATTGAGAGTCAGTGGAAGCAGTAATGGCCGAAGTAGAATATAAAGGAATAAAGGTGGGGGGCAGCAAGCTCCTGTTCATCTTTCCCTTGCTTGGGACTCTGGGCGGCGGTCTCTGGGCTGGCTTCGAGTTTTACAAAGACTACATGAACATGCGCGAGAAGATTTCTTCCTACACGGCTCCAGACCTATCGGAGTTCGACAAAAAGCTGGCAGTTATGAACAAAACCATGGCGGCTGTAACTAAGGAAATGGCTTCTGTTCGCAATCGAGTACTAGAAGTGCAGGATATTGTGCGGGATACACGGCAGGACTTACGAGCCGATGCCGCATCCCTCGAAAACGCTATTTCTTCGGTTGATAAACGCTCCCGCACTATTAATGGTGAGACCCGTGCAGCGATGAGACAAGCTGAAAAGAACATGCGCGGTATTGTGGCCAGCGCAAATGATCGGTTTGACGCTAAGGTTAATCGGGTCGCTTCTACTGTGCGTCAGTCCGAGAAAAACATTCGCGACATCACAGAGTCAGCGTCCAGCCGGTTTGATGCTAAGATTAATGGAATTGACGCTAAGTTGAATGTGTTTGAAAAGCGACAGGATAAGAAGCTACGGGATGCGTTAGATAACCCCTTATTAAGGAAGTAGGTTCTGTGATGAATATAAAACGAGCAATGCTAATACTGGCTTTGGTAGCGATAGCTGTAACTGCAATTATAATGCTAACAAATGATATGAGATGTGCACCCCCGTGTGTTTAGATGAACGAAGAACCAACAGCGCAAAAAGAAGAATTAACGGCGCACGAAAAGGCCACGATGACGTGGCGTTGGACGGCGCTGATTATATATCTATTGATATGCTTTTATGATTTTATGTTTGTGCCGATATGGTATGGAATCAACCGCCCAGATATAAGTCTGTTCATGGAAATTATCAACAGCACCCCGGAACCAATGGTTCAAATGGAATTGATGAAGAAACTTACAGGGCAGCATAATCCGTTCACGTTAATGGGGGGAGGATTGTTTCACTTAGCGTTTGGCGCTATTTTAACTGGTTCAGCTTTTGCTTCAGGAAAGAAATAAATGATAACCGTATTTCCACAAAACCTTCTAGACGATATAACTGACACATTAAAGCGCCATGAAGGAGTGCGCCAGTACGCCTATAGATGCCCCGCAGGTTATTGGACCATAGGTGCAGGCCGCAATATTGATGAAACGGGTGGCCGTGGGTTAAGCGACGATGAAATAGACTACCTGCTGCAGAATGATATAAAGCTGTCTATAGACGAGTTATCTGAAACCTTCCCTTGGTTTGAGGAATCACCAAAACAAATTCAAGGTGTGCTTATCAACATGCACTTTAACATGGGGATGCCTACCCTACGTAAGTTCCGCAACATGCTTGATGCTATGGAGCGTAAAGAGTACAGCCGTGCGGCTGAAGAAATGCTTGATAGCAACTGGGCAGATCAGGTAGGCAACCGCGCCTTAGAATTATCTGACATAGTGCGTGATTCCTAAACAAGCCATTCGCGCCATGCCTCGCCCATGACAGCGGTGGCTAGGTTTATCTTCTTTCTTAATGCTTTGACTATCTTTTCGTCGACGGTCCGCTCAGCCAGAATATCGATGTAGGTTACCCTATTCACCTGACCTATGCGGTGTGCCCGATCCTCGG